TCACTGATTTAAGTATTTTTCGAATTGTTGATGGTTTTCTTTCTTTTTTGCTGGGGAGATTTCAGCATAGATTTGAGTGGTTGAAATGTCTTTATGCCCAAGATCATCTTTGATGTCATCAAGGCTTAATCCTGCCTCACGCATTAAAACGGCATGCGTGTGTCTTAAATCATGGATACGGATGTGAGGAAGTCCAGCCCGATTGGTGATGCGATTAAAAGCACCGGTAGTTGCTCGAGATCGGAGCGGTTGTCCAAACTTGGCATCAGACGAATAGGTGAAGACAAAATCGTTATTGTGGCTAGTAGAAAACCGAAAGCCTTGTACATTGCCGTGACTGAAATGGCGCTCATATTGTTGTTGAAGAAGGTCATTTACTCGAGCGGTCATGTATTCGGTTCTCTTAGAGCTTAATGTTTTGGGACGATCAAGCGCTATTTTGCCAGCGTTTGATCCAGTTTCAGCACGATAGATTCGTGTTGCATTGACTGATAAAGTATTTTTACTGAAGTCAATGTCCGACCAGCGAAGAGCCATGGCTTCACCCACACGAAGCCCGCAGTCAATTAGTGTCACAAAGAATGATAGCCACATAGGCTCTTTATCTTCTTCAGCTGCTTCTATAAAAGATCCAACTTGATCTTTTGTCCAAAAGTGAAGTTTTTTGGAATTGTCTTTAGCATACGCACTGAACTCGACACCAACGGTAGGGTTTTTGGTAATGTAACCAATTGCAACGGCTTTTTTTAACGCATTGTGCAACGTTCCATTGATGAGCTTTACTGTGTTAAGAGACAAGCCATCATTGAATAGACTGCTGATGAACTCCTGATGTTCCTTAAGCGTGTATTTGGCCAGTCGAATATCGCCAATTTTTGGGATGATGTATTTCTTAAGATTATATCGATAGATAATCATGGATCCCTCTTTGACATTAACCTTAAGCTTAGTGATCCACTGATTAAGATAATCAGCCATTAAAATTCTTTCAGTTTGGTAGTGAGAGTGGCCTTTGATTATTTCGGCCTCGGCCAAGGTTGCTTCTTGCTGGGCTATTTTTTCGGTTGGAAAACCGCGCCGATGGATCTTTATTTCTTTTCCTGTCTGCGGATCGACACCAGCGAATATATAGAATTCCCAGGCCTTTTTGCCATCTTTTAGTTTATATGAGCTAATTGATGCCATGATATCGCACTCCTTTTGAACTCTTAGAGCTTGTAATTCAAACGTATGTTCGTTATGTCCTTAAAATAAAACCCCATTATGGGGTCGAATTATTGCATCTTTCTAACCATCATCATGAGCACGCCGATAATGATAAAAACAGCTGCCCACCAGAGGTTACTTCCGGGCTTGTCAGGGTCAATGAGCCAACGTACCCAATGATGCCTGTGGCCAAACAGGGCGAAGTAGACGCCTATGAGAACAATGATGAGGCCAATGAAGTGTGCCTCGCTTAATGTATCTGGACCGTTCATAAGTACATCTCCAAGAACTAAGCTTAGATTTCGTTTAGCTTGCTGAACTCGATGTCATTGTTGTATCTAATCTTGACGGTTAGTGGTGTGCAACGAATGATGACGGGTCGATCATACTGTAGCGATTTTTGAAAAGTGTTGAGGTTTTCAGCAAAGTTTGGCAAGACCTCCTCAGCAGTCAATACAGCTGTTTTTGCACGTAATAGCAACGATGAGTGGTGTAGCTCATTGAAACAGTAAACAGCCACCACAGGCTTCTCTAGGACGTTGTGAATGGTAGTAGTGTCGCGATCAGTGTAAAAAAGGATCTCTTTAAGCGATCGGTGTGATTTAAGTGGTGTCAGCGAAACTATATTAGGAAAACCGGTATCGGTGTCAAGCGTAGCTACCTGCATAACGGTACACTCTCTTAACAGTATATCGGCCTGCCTGATCGTAGAATTTGCCATAAGTAAGACTCCTGTCTTAACTATTAATTTGATACGAGTAGCTATGTTTTTAACCGTTGATGGTGAATCAAATTCATCTTTGCTATAATTAGGTGAACAATTTTGCAAATTAACCAGTATGGGGGAAACTGCCATGAAAAAGAGATTTGAAAAAGAAGCTATTCAAGTTTCCGCTGAAGATATATATGAGAGTGGTTATACAATCACGCTGGACGATGCTATCTATAGTCTAGCTGATTTGATTAGAGAATTACAAAAACTGCCTTCTAACGCAACTGTTCACGTAATAGGCAATTTGGAAGATAGGCCAGTTGAAATTGGAAATAACGTATACTATGACAAAGATAAGAATGCTGTATCATTTGTCGGGGACAGTGCTATCATTGATTAATGAGTTTCTTCTTTTTTTCAGAAGCTCTTCGAACGTCATATTGTTTTGGTCCTCAAAGGCTTTATATCGATCATCGGGACTAGAAAACAATGAAGAGCTAATCCATAAATGCATTGATGAATCGTTGTAAGGAAGCTTGTAGATATCGTTGGAAAAAGGGGAAGAATAGGGATCTGATCCTTTCTCTTTAACGAACTTTTTGAATTCCGGTGATAACTGCTGTTTACTAATTTTGGATAATGCTGAAAAATCCTGGATTAAGCTAGATTCAGGATCACGTCCCAACGGACTTCTTGAAGACCGAGTATAAGTCATTTTTGCTTCAACAAAACTTCGAAGATGATTTAAGAGAATAATTACTCTTTTAGCATCTGCCTGTGAAGGTAGTAGGCCTCCGTGCATAATTTTATTTCTAGTTTGAACTTCGGAATTAAAATCTTGCAAAAATGGAACAATTTCTTCCCCGAAGTATTGAATTGATATTTGCAAAAATAATCCTAGACATCTCTCTGATTGATAGTAGGTTGCAATCTTTTCCGCGTCTTTAACAAGCGAAAGGCCTGTCTTTTGATTTGTTCCCCACAGGACCGCCTTTGCAGTGATACGGAACAGATTTTCTAAAGAGGAATATGCGCTTACATACGATTCATAGCAAAATTCGTCTGCATACGCATCAAGAGCGTGTTCAAGTAGGTAAACATATAATGGCGTTTGGGGGAAAACCTTAGCTGAATGTCCATTCTCACATTTGCAAAGAACAAAGTCATTACGCCCATCTATTTCACCAATCAGTTCACCATTTTTATGTTCTTTTCGACAATCAAAACAAGGAAATTTTACTTTCATCACATAACCTCCATAGTCTAGTAATTCTTTCTTAGCCCTCGCCACCGGGGCTATTTTTGTGCCCAATAAAGGCCCCAAGTAGGGGCCTTCAAAAGGACTACTTCATATTAGACTGAGTTTTCCCGCTTAAAGCATCATTTGTAAATGTAACGTTGAAGTTGGAACCTAGATCACCTTTTACACCAGATGTATAACCGGCCACAACATTCTTTTGACCACCGATCAGGCTTTCATTGTAATAGTCAGGTTGTCCCCATTTTGAGGTGAAGTCAGTGTACTTCGTTCCGTCTTGGAATGCATTGAAATCTGCCAAAGTGATCTTTTGCTTGCGGCTTAACTTGAAGCCTGTAAGATTTTTGCTGAACGCGTTTCCATCGGTAAAGGAGACAATCACGTTAGCTCCCAAGCCGCCCTCAACATTAGTCCAAGTGACAAGATCAGTTTTAACTCCGTTTGTGGTACTGCTTGAGGTAGAAGATGGGTTACCAAACTTGGCTTTTAAATCATCTAATTTGGCACCACCATTGCCGTTTTGCATCAAATCACCCAGAGTGATGCTGTCAAAGTCTGCACGAGTAATCTTGCCGCTGTCCTTTTTTGATGTACTTGAAGATGATTTATCCGTTTTGCTAACTGCCGTTTTTTCTGTGGATTCGCTGCTTGATTTCCCCTTATTATTGAGGCCGCCGCCAATCGCTGCTACCACAATAATAACTAATACCCAAAACCAAACGCGCTTGTAAAAAGGCTTCTTTACCTTATACTGCTTGCCGTCAGCACCCATTACCTTTTTTGCCATTTTGTTTTCCTCCATAAATAATTTTCAGCTTTTATCGTCTTCCGTGTCTGGACTAACAATCAGTTATATATAAAAACCTTTTATCGCTTCTGAAGCAGCATCTTCCATTGACGCCGGAATATCAAACGCTTTCATAAACTGATTCAGATTGGCGTCTTCTTTATCAATGCCAGCAAAATATAAAGGAACCAGGATGTGAATTCCCCCAATGTTAGCTTCACCCTCAATGCTGTTCTTTGACGCCGAATAAAAGTATAAGCAAGCTGGGTCTTGATGTAGAACGTGCATAATTTCGTGCGCAGCCTGATAAGGCAATTGTTTCGGCTTATGCCAGTTCATGTTAATCGCAATCCAACGTGTTTCAGGATTAGAAACTGACGGAGTGTACGGTTTAAGCTTGTATGTCAGCTCAGCTCCGACTCCACGGTCAAAGCCATAGTTTAAAACCGCTCTCAGCATGTCACTAGTAAAATCAGTCATCATGTTTGCCACCTCGAAGAAGTCTCTTGATTATCTCAAGATCTTCCGGCGGAATGGGGCGACCTTCAAAAGTCATGATGGTGTCATTTTTTGAATCTGATATGTCAATTTGCTCCGGCTTTGAGCGAACATCAGTAACTCCAAGCAAAAAGTCGGTAGAAACATTAAAGTAACTGGCTAGTTTCTTAATAGAATCTTGGTCAGGAGTTCTTTCGTTCTTTTCATATAAAGAAACAGACGCTTTGCTGACATTTATAATTTTTCCGACATCAGATTGGGTCATCTTCTTTTCGTTCCTAAGTTCTTTTAGTCTTTCTCCGAAGCTCATCATATCACCTCATAGGAATAGAATAGTGTATACAAATTGTAAACTCAACAAAGTTTAAAAAAAGTACACTTTTTGAGTTGACAGTTCACTAATTGTAGATTATAGTGTTTACATAAAGTTGATTAGGAGGTGATCATTTGAACGAAAAGCTGAAAGAACGCCGCAAGGAATTTCATCTTACAATGCAAGATATTTCAAATATGATTGGCATTAGCAAAGGGTATTATTCATTGATCGAACGCGGAGAACGCCGTGTTAGCTATGAATTGGCATTCAAAATTGCCACTGCATTAAAAACGAAGCCGGATCTTATTTTTTTGGAATATCAGTCAACTTTAAGTAAACACATTCCCGCCCAGCGAGAGGAGGTGGCGCGATGAATGTTGACCTCGTAGCAAAACGGTTGGCCGAAGCAACGGTTGAAATTCTGATCGGTTTAATGTTGTTCCTTTCTGGCTGGTGGTTGATCAAAATTTTAGCTTGTGTCGCTGTTGGAACCGGCGTTGGAGCGATCGTTCTCACATTGGTCGCAGCACATGGTGATTAGAGCAGTTTCTTCAACAGCGGTTTGTAGATCAGGAATATAAATTCAATGAGCCAGCCAAGAACATTAGCTAGCTTGGCTGCAACGCCATCTTCCTTGATACCTAAATAGCCAACAAGCTTTTGGGGCCAGTAGACGAAAAAACGAATCCAAAACGCTGGTACGAAATTTTCATTCCAGCGAGCGCCGTAGTAGTCGACAAGGTTATCTATCATGGTGAGCTGCTGCAGCGCAAATTGCTTGATCTTGCTTGGAAAGTTATCTAGCAAGTCTGCATTCACTCGTTGATACATCGGCCCGAGGTCGCGAACCACAGGGGTAAGTGCTCGCCGGTTTCCAGTTGCGCGGCGATACAGCTGACGGAAAGTGTCATTGCTTGGTCTGTCTGGGCCAGAAGAAACGAGCCACTCATTAAACTGCTTTCTTAATGAGTGGGCACTGTCCTTGTCAGATTTCGTCAGAAGCACTCTAATAACCGCGATAACGATGATGAGAGTGATCAATGCAATATATTCCATAATTTTTACCTCACAGTTTTTATTTCATTATCCATCCAACTGGCTCATCAAACAACGAGAGGAGGCAGTCAAATGAACCGTCAGCAAATGATCGAAGCGCTGATGAGCTACCGCGATGATAAGCCCAAAGCGTTTTGGGAAACCATGGACGATGACATGCTTCAGATGGCTATTGAAGTCGAGAAAAAGAAGGCACGAGATGAGTTAAATAATTACCTAGCTACAGCATGATTTAAGGAGGTTTCAAAATGAATGAACTAATCAAGACCATCAGGCGTGATGATGGAACGATCGCAGTAAGCGGTCGCGAGCTACACGATTTCTTGGAAGTAGATACGCCATATACGCAGTGGTTTGACCGCATGATTGACTATGGATTTACGGAAAACACTGACTTTAAAGGTTTATCACAAAAAAGTGAAAAACCTATTGGTGGTCGTCCACGGATTGATCACGTCATGACGCTCGACATGGCAAAGGAAGTTGCCATGATCCAGCGGACAAATAAAGGTAAGCAAGCCCGCCAGTATTTCATCTCTGTGGAGAAGCGGTACAAGCAACTCGCAGCACTGCCTCGGACTCCCGAGGAAAAGCTTGCTTTAACCATGGAAGTGGCCAATAGGAGCGCCGAGAAGGTCATGAAGCTTGACAACCGTGTCACCAATTTAGAAAAGAACGCCCCAATTGCTCCGGGAGAATACAGCTACATCAGCCGACAGGTGCGGAACGTGGTTGAGAGTTATATCAATACGCATCATCTTCGGATAACTCAGAAGCAACGTGGGCTGCTCTACAAAGATGTCAGTCGCGGTATGAACGAGTACGTCGGTATCAAGACACGAACCCAACTCCGCAAGCGAGATTTTGACAGGGCAGACGAGTTCGTCAGTAACTGGCATCCGTCAACTGCCACGATGATGCTGATTAGGGAAACACAAGACGATCAACAAAACGTCTCTGATCAACTTGCTATGGGTTAATAATAGCCCTCTATAGCATGAATCAATATCCACCAATATTTCATCTTTTAAAGGAAGTGGAACGTATGAAAGCAACAATTAGTAGCCCTTTGAATAGGTTCGCTACTAGAACCAACACGCCACAGAAGGTGATCGCTTATGCAGCAAAATTAGGGCGCTCAACGATCAATAACTATTTTCATGGAACTCCCATTAGAGCAAATGAGGCTACTGACATTGCCAATTCGATGAATGACAGCGAACTAAGCTATGAAATGGCTAACTTGTTTCTAGGAATCCCTAAGCTGTTTAACGGTGACGGAATATACCACGATTTACGCGGGCTTTTATTCACCGACAAACGAGAAGAAGACGAGGAGAAAGCTTCTTTCATCGAGCACGACATTGAGGGCCTTGCTAATGACCCCAACTTTACACGCGATGACGCTAAAAACTTGAAAGCATACGCATTCGAGAAACTTGATAGCACAGTCGCAGATCTAACCGAACTAAATGCTATTTGCGAAATGCTAGGCATCTCAATCATGGATCTTTTCAGCGAAAGGCTCCCGCATTACCAGAAACTTCATTATATGAGGAAGGATGAGCAGGCATGGAACAAGGATTCACATTGATTGATGTCGCTAAACCAAAAAAGCAGCGTAAGCCTTTCAAACCCAAGGAATGGTGGGCACCTAAGGATGTCATGGCACATTATCAGGTTTCCGCTTCGACAGTTAGCCGCTGGAAAAAACAAGGTGCTCCGTTTGTCGGCCCTGGTAAGACCCAACGTGTTGAGCCAGAAAAGATGGAACGTTGGTTTGCACGTCAGCAGGGGGTATAGGCAATGCTAGAAGCAATCTTATCGATATTGCTAGACCCGAGCGCGTTGTTCTGGAAATTCTTTATTGTTGGCATGTTCGGTATCCTGATCGGTGCCACGGCGGTGGGCGGATGGAAGCAGTGGATTGAATAGGAGGAAAGCACATGCGAGATACAAAAGAGTGTTGGCAAGACGTGCACGATCAGGTCGAGAACCTCATTTACAAAGGACATGCAGATCGTGGCTGGGATTGGATGTTTCGACTTAGCTTGATCATGCTCAATAAATGCGCACAAAAAAATCCCATGGCGGCAACCACGGGAAATAAGGAACAAAGCAAATTAATTTATAGCCCAAGTTTATCACGAAAGGCGGCAAAGTGAAATGGCTACCACGATTGTAAAGCTTGATTGGAAGGGAGATCCCATTTATTCAGGCGAAGTAGTTATCACGAATATCGGGCCTGAAGGTGACACGATCAAAGATGATCCAGATGAAATCCGCGAATATATATTGAACGAACTTGGCGGTGTGGCAATTGCCGCCGACTACTAGGAGGAATTGAAATGGCAAATGAAATTGTAGCAAGTGTCAACAACCGCATCGCAGAGATGCAGAAAAATGAAGGCTTGAAACTTCCGGCGAACTATAGCCCTAGCAATGCGCTGAATTCGGCTTGGCTCACGCTATCAGATAACAGCAAAGGGCCATCGCTGTTAGATAAAACTAGCCCGCAATCGCAAGCTAAAGCATTGCTTAATATGGTGATTCAGGGTCTCAGCCCAGCTAAGAATCAGGTTTACTTCATTCCTTACGGCAAAGACCTGACCCTGATGCGCTCGTACTTTGGTAGCCTGGCGATCCTAAAACGATTGGACAATGTTCAGGATGTTTGGGCCGAGGTTGTTCGGGAAGGCGATAAATTTCAAATTGGCTCTGATCGAGGCCGGACGGTCGTCAAAGTATTCGAGCCGCGTATTGAGAATCAGGACAACGCTATTGCCGCAGCATTTGCTGTCATCGTCGATAACAATGGCGTTGAGAACTTCACCATCATGACCAAGAAGCAGATTGATCAAAGCTGGAGTCATGCCAAAACCAAAAAGGTTCAGCAAGAGTTCCCCGAGGAAATGGCTAAGCGAACGGTGCTCAACCGGGCTGCCAAGTTCTTCATCAACTCAAGTTCTGACAACGACCTTTTACTGGGAGCGGTCAATGAAACCACTGCCGATGAGTACGACAACGCGGAACCTAAGGACGTGACACCAAACTTTGATGATCTGATTGATAGCAAGCCGAAGGAGGAGCCGAAACATGCTGCAAATACCAAAGAAACCAAGCCAAAAGAAACCGACCAAGCAGACAGAAATGAGCACCGGCCAGTTACCGACAAAGAAGTCGCGAATCTCTTCCAGAACCAAGTTAACAAGTAGAAACTATTACAGCAATCGCATGGATTGGCAGTATCAGTCCCCAACTTGGTTCAAAAAGTTCATGGCTTGCGAGGCCGAGGCTTTGGCGGAATTGAAGGGCGAGTGGAAGCCCAAGCGCGACCCAACGGCCTTGTTGGTCGGCAACTATCTTCACAGCTACTTCCAAAGCCGCTATGCGCACAACAAGTTTAAGCAGGAACATCCAGAGATTATTTCAACTCGCGGTGCAACAAAAGGACAGCTCAAAAGAGAATATCAAGTTGCTGACAACATGATTAGAACTTTGCGAACAGATCCTATGTTCAAAGAGTTCTATCAAGGAAAAAAAGAAGTAATTGTCAAAGGCGAGATCGGTGGGGTGGCTTGGAAAGGCAAGCTTGACTGCTTAGCGGATAACCATAAATACTTCGCTGACTTGAAAACCACCATGGACATCAACAAGCGTTTTTATTTACCTGACGATCGCCGTTACGGATCCTTCATCGAAGCTTATAACTACATGCTGCAGATGGCTGTGTATCAAGAACTGATCCGACAGCAATATGGTGACAGCGCGGTGCCGGTAATTATCGCAGTATCAAAGCAGGATCCGCCAGATAAAGCGGCGGTCTCAATGCCGCAAGATTTACTGGACTATTGGCTTGAGCGGGTTAAAGAGTTACAGCCGCATATTGAGGCCGTCAAGAACGGTGAAGAAGAACCGAAGCGGTGCGAGCACTGCGAGTATTGCCGGGCAACCAAGCACCTGACTCAGATCATCAGCCTTTACGACCTTGTCGAATAGGAGGTGATCGCTTGGCAAGACCAGTAAAAGAAGGACTTGATTACTTTCCATTCGATGTTGATTTTGCAACGAACGAAAAGACAGAGGCAATTACCGGTGAATTTGGACCAAAGGGTGTTTTGATTTTCATTTATCTGCTCGCGGCGATCTACCGCAAAGGCTATTACCTCGAGTGGACCGAGCTAGCTAAAAACCAGCTTGTCAATCGTGTCAGTGGTGCGACTGGTGAGTTGGTGGGGCTAGTGGTCAAACGTCTGACTGAGTATGGGACTTTCAATAAAGACCTGTTCCTGTCGGACAACGTTTTGACCAGTCAGCGCATCCAAGAAACGTTCACCGATGCCACCAAAAGACGAAAATCGCAAAAGCCAACATTGTATTGGATTAATGCAGACAATAACTCTAGCTCAAACGAGGTTAATGCTGACATTAATCCACAAAGTAAAGTAAAGGAAAGTAAAGTAAATAAAACTAAACGACAACAGACTACTGCTCCAGTAAAGGCAGCAGAGAGGCCTGCTGAAGAACCGTCATCGTCGTCATCATCAATTCTTGATATTTGCAATTTCTGGGAAGGCAACGGGTTTGGACAACTGTCACCGTTCACCAGAGAAAGCCTTGTTGATTGGATTGATGACATGCGAAAAGCAGGATCGCCTGAACCTGAGAAGCTAGTCCTAAATGCGCTGCGGACTGCGGTTGAAAGCAATGTCAGAAACTACAAGTACGTCAACGGCATCTTGAAAAACTGGGAAAGCAAGCGTCTTCTCACGGTTGCTGCTGTCGAAGCAAACGATAGTGAACGCCAGTCCAACCGAACGCCGCACACCGAACCGAAAAAGGAGAACTGGGGATATGGAGTCGACTAAAGGCCTATTCACACATGCGGACGTGCAAAGAATCATTGAGAAGCGTGGAATTGACGTTAATACGCTGCCAACTCAGGCCGAGATCGAACACCGCTTCTACGAACGCTCTATGGCCGCATTGAACCGTAAAAAGGCACGTGCCATTTATCGCTACTCAGTCTTCCCCGGAAACGTTCCGGCTAAGTTTACGTTCGAAAAATGGCAGCCTGAACTACAAACGGATCAGCAAAACTCTAGGAATCTGGGGAATCGTGCATACAAGCTGACCAAGCAAATGGCGGAAGTGCCTAAGAACGTGGTTCTGTTTGGACCGCGTGGGACGGGTAAAACGTCCTTGGCCTTAGCAATGCTAACCAGATTGCGCGATCAAGGCCAGTCGGGACTGTTTATTTCAACAGCAGAGCTGAGTAACCTAATGAGCTTGCAATACGACGCGCCAGACGTTCGCAAGCGCTTGGCAGGCATTGAGCGGGCAATGAAAGAGGCTGGCGTTCTGTTGCTGGACGACTTCGGCACAGAAGGCGGTATGAAACTCGACATCAAGCCAGTGAGACGTGACATGCAAGAGCTGATGTATCGAGTTGCAAATGCCCGCCTTGATTTTGAGAGTAACATGCCTCGTCTATCAACAATCATCACAACTAACAACGAGATGGATGAGTTAGAACGCATGTACAACAGCAAACTCATCAGTCGAATTATTCCAAAATCAAAAGATTGCACCTTGAATTTTGAAAAGCTAACCGACGTAAGGGGGAAAAGATCGTGACAGCCGAAGAAATGACGAATAGATATTTGCAACGCTTGGATAAGCGGCTGATGGCATACGAAACGGCCTTGAATCAAACGATAGCTGACATTGAAAGCGATTATGATCAAGGCTACCTAGACGTTACCGAAGCACAGTGGCAAGACATTATCGTGCTTGTTGAGAACATTGCTCAGGCAAATACACGCATGATTCATGAAGCGTCAGACAGCATATATGCTGATGGCGAAGTTTCGGGCAACTTGCTTAATTTGCTTGAGCTAGCTAAACACTTCGCAACGCTGGACTTCTCAGAAACGCCATTAATTAAGCAGGAGGCAGAATTATGACACAAGTAACAGTGCGTTTATACGAGCAGGGCGACAAAGTGTGGCGCGACTTCAAAGCTGAATTGCAAAAGCGATACAAAAACGCAGTTAAGCTAGATATTTCTGAAAGCGAAGCATTCTCAAAAATCGAAAAGCAAGCGTTCAACAACCGGATCGTTGTATCAAAGAAAGCGATTGTCGAGAAACGTGCGGTAGCCGGTGTTGATAATCGAGATATGCCTTCAGTCGCACTGATCAGCAGCATCAAGGCTGTAAACAAACGCGGGGAAGCTAACCGTAAGAAGTATGCAGTACAAGTTTCTGAGGCGGCAAGCAAGAGCAAAACACTAACAGAGGTTGCAAAACGGATCGGGAAGTCAACAACGTTCGTGAGACGAGTGGCAAGCGAGTTTGATATCAAGTTGCCCCGCCGCAACAACGGCCATGAAGAGATTGTTAGTCGTTAGACATTTAGCGATGAATAATACAAGAAACTACAGGAGGAATCTTCAACTGCAAGCAATTAAAACAAAAATGATGGTCGGTGATCTGGTTATGGTTCCTGATCGAGTATTCATGGGCGTGCGTGATCTTGGCGGTGTGGCACGAATCATCAGAATCGAGCGATACAACGCCAGAGGTGCAAGCCTTGCCATCAACAAGCCAGTTGCTTTTGATGGCAAGGCACCCAAAGAGCTAATCACAACGGTTGAGATGGTTGATGGCAAGCAACGTCAATACTATCTGAAGGACGTGAAGCCAGCGTGAACAGGATCATTATCCCATTGCCCCTCATGACTCTTAACCAGTACATCAAGGTTGAACGAGGCAATATGTTCGGCGGAGCAAAAGTCAAGAAACAAGCAACGGAAACGGTAATGTTGGCTGTGAGAAAAGCGATGAATCAGGGCGTGAAATTTCAATGGGGAAAACCCCTAAGTTTCGACTGGTACTGGTATGACAAGCGAACAGACCCGGACAACATCGCGTTTCAGCACAAGTTTATCTTCGACGGCATGCAAAAGGCTGAATTTTTAGAAAACGACAACTGGGATCACATTGTAGAACTGCGAGATCGGTTCTTTATTGACAAAGCTAATCCGAGAGTTGAAGTCGCAGAGATCGATTGAGGAGGCACACAAATGACGAGAAAAGAGTTTAAACATATGTCGCTTGATAGTGCGATGGTGGCCGTTGTGCTTACTGCGCTGCTATGTGGCTGTGAGGAGGCCGAGCAATGAAAACTGGAGACAACACGTTCGATGACATCTACATCAGCAAAGAGAATGGCAAGGTCGTAGGCGTCATGCTTGATGGACGCGACTACAAGCTTGTGCCAATCAAACAGGAGGACGAAAAATGAACCTTTTTGATTCTTTTGAGTATGGTTCAACTATGGAAACGGCGCTAAAAGGCTACATTTTGCCTGACAATATGGACGGATATACAAGTCTGGGTACGCTGATACAAAGCTTAGAAGAAGAGTGCGAAGCCGAAGAGATTGATGAGAACGGTCTAATTGCTGAAAAAGACCTACCAGCATTCAGGCGTATGTGGAAAGAATCACCCGCAGAGTTCGTTGAAATAATCGCTGTTGAATGGGTAAGCACCATGGAAGAAATCGTGAAATTGGAGGAAGAAAAATGAAAGCATCAGTAAACTATAATTCCTATGCGGATTCAATCAGGGAGGAGCGGCAATGAAATGAATGATAGACATCGAGCAGTCATGCGAGCGCGCAAGGAACAGCTCATGTATGAACGCAGAAAATATGAGCACAAAATGGACGGACTTGCAAAAGCACTTTATCCAGTCTTCAATGTGGCCGCTGCAACGATTGAACAATGGCTTGCTGCCTTCCAGTTCAGGTAAACAAAAAGCGCGTCTGATGAAGGACGCGCCGGAGGCAGATTAAGCTAAGAGATGTAAGTAATGAATTTCGCCACAATAGAGGCTGCCTCCTTAATCAGTATAGCAAACGCACATGTTGAAAGTACATTTAAAAGCATCAAAAAAAGCGCACCATTACGGCACGCCGTTTCCCCAAACTTTTACAAATTTAATTATACCATAAGGAGTGGCGCTTGTGATGGAGCTTTTATCAATTAGCGATGAAAAGGATCGGGAAGCAGTCGAAAATATCCTGAATAAATATCGAGCAGAGCGTGGATTCATAAAGGCGCCAGTCAATCCAAAGATCACTAGTGCATGGGGAGACGGAACTTCTGCCAGCACTGTTCAGCGTCCGCTGTATGCACAGCAGCGTTTGGAGAGACAAGAATCGGCACGTAAGTTCTGTGACTGGTGCGACAATTGTATTGCATCAATGCCGAAACAATCACATCAGCGTTTATTAAGGGTGCGCTATTGCGATGGGCCCGAAACAGATACGCCAGACGGTGATGCAATGAATATTCTCGATATATCTGCAGCAACCTACACACGCAGAAAGAAAAATGCGTTGTTAGCAGCGGCCTGGTACTTTGGCGTCACACCCAGAAAAAGTAGTGAGCAATAAATGATCGATGAATGAGGACTATTTGAGGACTAATTGATTGATAAATGAGTGGCGAACTAAAAAAGGAATCCCATATGATTGTATTGTGCCAAGGGAGCGATCCTAAAGCACCGCATTTTTCCTCCGAGCCATGGTGATGATAAAGCTGTGGCAAGGCGTGGCAATTAGGACTGACGGTGATAGTCAGGCGGGTTCGATTCCCGCATGCCACATTGTCCAGTTTAGCGACCGGGCACAACAGCTTGCGATGACCCCATCTGACACTGGGCGAGCGAGCAGCAACCGTAGCTCAGATGGGAGAGCAGTGGCATAAGCCTATCGGTCGTGGGTTCGAGCCCCACCGGTTGCATTGGACCCTGTCACTCCAAGAACATGATATATGAAGCGCAGATATCACCTCAATGTAGTATTCCAGTTCATGCTGGGGTACTATTTTTTTGAGGTGATATAAATGGATAACATTTTAGAGGTTTTAGCCATCTGGGTATCAAAAAATTTCGACTGGAATACCGCGTTACTTATAGTATTATTGGTTTTAATTTTGGTATGGCTTTATAAAAGTCCCGATATTTATAGGAACAGGGTGCATGATGATCGCACCGCGGATGCTGCCCAGCAACTTCAGATTGATAGCTACTATCGTGATGCAAACGGTCAATACATAAAGGAAAACTTAGACTGGTGGAATGAATTCTTGATCGATCCTGAGAAAAAAGCTCATGAGATGTCAGGCGATGAAGATGCGCCTATTGATCAAGAACATATAAATTTGTTGAATAAGCGAATGGCTTTTATTATGGAATTTAGTTCTGCCAGAACCGTTAAGTTGCTTTCAATTTATATGCAGAAAACTTATGCAGGTGATATTGATTCTGATGGAACGTTAGTATGCATTTCATACATCGTAGCGAGCTTGAGAGCTGACTATACTGGTGAACAGGCGCTGCCTATGGACTTACTACAGATTAAGTTCAAGGACTATGGCGAAAACGAGAAGAAATACAAGAAAATAAGTAGGACCATAAAAAAGGAGACGGGAATTGATGACCACCTTAACTACCGCAGACTCAAATAATCTGCACTTGCTTCTGATTGTCGTTATTCTTCTGATATTACTTATTGGTTTCCTTTATTGGAATGAACGCAAACGATAGACGCTTCGGCGTCTTTTTATTTACACAAGCACTTCGCAAAGGTGAGGTGCTATTTTTGTGCAACAAAAAAGCCCTCGCTCTGAGAAAACGAAGGCCAATCACTTTGGAGTATGAGAATGAACTCACTAAGTCATTGTAACACAATACTTATAATAGGCACATAAAAAAGCTCTCGGTTGGGGGCCGAGAGCTAAGGAGTGGGGTAGTACCGAGGAGTGAAAATGAGTATATTGTTGGAACAAACTCATTTTATCTCACTCAAATTTTTAAGGCAACAAAAAAGCTCTCGGGGACGAGTCCGAGAGCCTGAGGAATAAAAATGAAAAGAGCAGCACATGATTGCATGTGGCTCACAATTATTATATTTCAGGAGGCGAGTAGATGCAATGGACAGATGAACAGATTGGTGACATTAGGAAGCTCGCCTCTGAAGGCTTTACAAGACGAGAGACGGCCGACAAGCTAGGGATTAGCTATGATGCGCTTCAGGGAAAAGCAAGACGGCTTGGCATTGAATTCCAAAAACCAGTCAAGAATGAATACGATTCAGACGGAACACAATCCAGTAAAACCATTCTAAAGGTTGTCAGGGGTCACAAAATGACGCCTAGAGAGGTTTTGGAAGCTCACGGGTACGATTACACCAAGTGGGAGCTTGTACGTGCCACAAGCAATTTTTGGAAGCAGACGCCTGAAGCAACATTGTATCAAAGCAAGATACAAATTAGGCCGTTAGTTGAAGCAGAACAATATGAATCATTGATGAATGACATCATCACACACAAGGAGCCATACCAAGCTAAGGCTCCTATTTTTGTGAAATCAGATCGCTATCTGGTCATTCCTGCTTTCGACACACATTTCAACGGTCACACGTTTGATGTCTATGCCGAATCATTGAAGCGGCAGCTAGATATCATTCAACGCGGCCACTACGCCAAAATATTGCTCATTCTTGGCGGTGATCTTGCTCATGTGGATAATATCAACTCAACCACAGCAAAGGGCACACAGCTCGAAACAACTGACTTAGGCGAGACTGTGAACGAAATGGAGCAATACTTCGAGACGTTGATTGAAGCAATTATCAAGAACGCCAATGAGTGTGAGGTCATGTATTGTGCCGGAAATCATGATCCGTCAGTTGGGTATATGTTCGCACGTCTATTGAAACGTGCCTACAGCAACCAGCCGAACATCACTTGGGATATATCGCTGAAGCATTACAAAGGCGCAATGCTCGGCCATAACTTCATTGGTGCCACTCACGGAGACAAGGGCAAGAACAACTACCTTGCGAAGTATCTTGATGAGTTCGGCTTCATGCTAGGCACAGCACAGAATCGCGAACTGTTCACGGGGCATCTCCATTCAGAGATGAGCAAAGACCTAGGCGGATTCGTTCAGCGTCAAGTATCAACGCGCAAGCCAACCGATCAGTGGACTGATGATATTGGCGTGGTTGCTCACAAAACGTTTGAGCTGGTCGAATACAGCGATCATGATACCCGTGCCATTTACTATGTGTGAGGTGATTTCATGGCTCAAATGATTACAACAAAATACGGCGTTTACATGCCGAAAGTTGAAGCGTGGACCATCGGCAAGATTGACAGAGAAATTGTCCGTTCACGCTCTAATCAAGTTAAGACGCGAGGCGGATACGCACATCCTGAAAGTAAGGTATGCTTGTCAAAAAGGGGGTGGATACTGTGGCATTCCACTTGCCGTCACCAAAAGACGTCTATAAGAACCTCAAGGACAAGTTGAAAAAACAGCGGGACAAGACCAAGGCTGATAAGAGGAAACAGCCTAGTAAAGACAATCCAGGAGTAACAACAGCTTAATGAATTATAACCAGCGATAGCTAACTAGCTACCGCTTTTTTAATGGAAGGAAGGTGTGGTGATATGTGATGGCTAAAGGGAAATATCAAGAGTGGCAGACACCAGAAAAACTGGCTCTCATAGAAGGGTGGGCCCGAGACGGCCTCACTGATGAACAAATAGCCCATAACATCGGTATCAAGAGGCCAACACTTTATGACTGGAAGAAAAAGTATTCTGACATTTCTGACGCCCTAAAGAGAGGAAAAGAAGTTGTTGATCAAATGGTTGCTGGTTCACTAGTCAAAAGGGCTTTAGGCATGACCATCACTAATACGACTTATAAAATGGTTCCTATTCGAGATGACGTATTGGAGGCAAAAAGAGCTAGGTGGCGAAATGAACATCAGATTGATCATCCAGAGTTCACTAGGAAGGAACTTGTTCAAGCATCAATTGAGAACGTTCCTACTTACGAAAAGATACCAATAATGGTCAATGAGAACGAACTGGCACCGGATACCTCAGCCCAAATATTTTGGTTGAAGAATCGCAAGCCGGAGCTGTTCCGTGATCAAGCATTCAAGCGATTGAACGAAGCACAAGCCGAAAAAGTGGCCGAAGAGGTTCGCAAGTCTAAAGCTGAGGCTGACATCACGGAAGCAAAAGCTAGCGCTTACCGCACTCCAGAAGGCCAATATGGAGGACTGAACAAGCTTTTAGCCGCAATTGATGAAAGCATTCCAAAGGACGGTGATGTCAATGACAACCCCGATTGATCAATTCAAAGGGAAACAGTTAGACATCATCAACTGGTGGCGCCGCTATCCAGACAAGCAGACTATCATTGCTGATGGTGCTGTGCGTTCCGGAAAGACGTTTGCAATGTCGATCAGCTATGTTCTATGGAGCATGATCATGTTTGACCGCGAGCAATTTGGTGTTGCCGGCAAAACCATTGGATCATTACGCCGAAATGTTATCAGGCCACTCAAACAAACATTGCAACAAGTGGGATTCTCGGTTGTGGATCGGCGTTCAGAAAACATGCTTGAAATCAGCCTTGATGGAAGAACCAACCTCTACTATTTATTCGGCGGTAAAGATGAAAGCAGCCAAGATCTGATTCAAGGGATCACACTTGCCGGAATGTTCTTTGATGAAGCAGCTCTCATGCCACAGTCGTTTGTCAATCAAGCGACAGCGCGTGTTTCCGTTACTGGCGGCAAATACTGGTTCAATATGAACCCAGGGGGCCCGTATCACTGGTTCAAGACTGATTGGATTGATCAAGCAGACGATAAACGCGCATTGCGTCTCCACTTTGTGATGACGGACAATCCAAGCCTGAGCGATGAAGTTATTGACAGGTACGAACATATGTACTCAGGAGTGTTTTACCAGCGATATATTCTGGGACAATGGGTTCTGGCTGATGGAATTGTCTACGACAACTTCAATAAAGACGAGATGGTCAGCAATCCAAGCCAGCAGCCAAGCCGATACTATGTCAGTGTTGACTATGGCACACAGAACCCCACAGTTTTCTTACTTTGGGGTAAATGTGGGTCTGTTTGGTATTGCCTCAAAGAGTATTACTACGATGGACGGCATAGCAGCAGACAGAAGACAGATGATGAATACGCTCGGGATTTCAGCCAATTTGTCGGTGACATACGCTGTGAAGTGATTGTTGATCCATCAGCGGCTTCATTTATTACCAAATTGAGAGAACGCCGGTATCGAGTTATTAAAGCTGATAACGATGTGCTAAACGGCATTAGAGAAACGCAAACAGCTATGAACTCTGGTGAGATCAAGTTCACACCTGGGCTAACTAATCTGTTCAAAGAGTTCGCTTCTTATGTGTGGGATGACAAGGCCAGTCAAAAGGGTGAAGACAAAGTGGTCAAGGCACATGACCACGCAATGGACGCCATGAGGTATTTTGTCATGCAGGTAATCAAACGGAGAAATGCAGCTCATACGTTCAAGAACACAAGCAAATACTTCTAAGGAGGTGGCCATCATATTAACAGTTCAAGGGAAAGGCTCAATCACAGACGGAGATGTGTTTATTTTCCCGACTGATGAAGAGCTAACTGGCGATGACATCAATGCGTTTATTACCGCCAATGATGATCTAGCTAAAAACAAGTACCTTCCAGCAAAGAAAATGTACCTCGGTCAGCACCAGATTATTGATGATGCGAAAAAGGACCATGGGCCAGACAACCGTCTTGTTGGCAACTTGGCTCACTATATCGTGGATACCTACAACGGGTTTTACATTGGCATTCCACCGAAGATCACGCTCGACAACACACAGGACAATACTGTGCTGCAAGAGTGGAACGACACGAACAGCGTTCAGGACAAATTAAGCGAGATCAGCAAGCAAGCATCCATTTACGGACGGGCGCTTGCTTTTTTGTACCAAGACGAAGACAGCAAGACGTGTATTGCGTACAGCTCGCCTATCAATTCATTCCTCATCTATGATGACACGGTAGCACATAAAGCCGTTGCGTTTGTCATGTATTGGCATGATGATAACAACAATTTAACTGGCAAGGTGTATATGAAAGACGGAATATATGCCCTTGATATGACACGCCTTGAAGGGACAGGCGGATTTAACCCATTTAACGAAGTACCAGCTGTTGAGTTTTTCATGAACACCGAGCGTCAAGGCATCTTTGAGAACGTTGAGACGCTCATCAATGCCTTAGACAAGGTACTAAGCCAGAAGGCAAACCAGAATGAATATTTTGACAATGCGTACTTGGTTCTCAAGGGTCTCAAACTCGATGAGGACGATGAAGGCAACCCCAAACTCGATCTTAATGGCAACCAAATCATCTATGCTCCAGACGCTGATTCTGCTCAAGGCGTAGCTGAATTTCTGACCAAACCTGATGGCGATGCCATTCAAGAGCACCTTATTGATCGCCTAATCAGCATGATCTATCAGATTAGCATGGTCGCAAATCTGAACGACGAAGCATTCAGCGGTAATAGTTCTGGCGTTGCATTACAGTACAAATTGCTACCAATGAGGAACCTAGCGGCCAATCAAGATCGTAAGTTCACACAGTCACTCCGGGAGCTGTACAAGATTGCTTTCAGTGTTGGGACAATCCTTCCAGAAAGTAAATCTGATGACTGGCAAAAGCTTAACTTCACATTCACGCGAAATCTTCCGGAGAACATTACTGACGAAGCAGACGCAGCTTCTAAACTCAAAGGCCTAGTATCAGATCAGACTATGCTTAGCACCTTATCATTTGTCGATGATCCCAAGGCCGAAATGAAACGCATCGCTGATGAGATCGCCCAGAAAGCAAAAGACGCTGCTACTAACAGCCTGTCAAACACAGACTTCCAGAAATTTCTGAATGGTGGTGGCAATGATGACAACAACGACTCAGCAACAGATAGCGAGTAATTCTGCCTACTGGAATAAGCGAACGGCCGCTGAACGGAAATGGATTGTCGAGAACCTTAAGAATGACGAGGCGTTCAATGCCAGAATTCAGGAATATTTTGACAAAGCTTTAACCAACATTCAAAAGGATATTGATTCAGAGCTTTCCAAGTATGCCGCATATAGCAACGACAGTATGGCCGGTGCGCGTCAAGCAGTGATGGCCACCGATATTAAAGCTTATCAAGTCGAAGCCAAGCGGATCGTCGATGATGCTAGAAAGATGTACAACGGCGAACCGCTAAAGTATTCTGACTTCAGCAAGGATGTCAATGATCATCTCAAGCTATACAACGCTACCATGCGGATTAATCGCTTAGAAATGCTCAAGAGTGAGATTGGTCAAGAAATGCTTGATGCACACATGAAAGTGAACGCTGATCTAATATCAAAATTGAGCGATGATTATCAATCCGAGATCAAACGGCAAGCCGGAATACTTGGAGAGACGGTATCTAAGGGCGGCTACACTGATTTAGCCAAGTTACTCTCCAAACGAGAGGGAGATTACACCTTCTCACAGCGCATCTGGATCAACCAAGACATTCTAAAGGCTGAACTGGACGAGCTGCTGACTGCCGCCACCATTCAAGGACAGAGTCCACTAAAGATTGCTCGCAAGTTACGCGGTCAAGTGGAAGAAACGGTGAACAATCACCGCTATGTAACTGAACGAATTGCACGTACTGAGTCAGCTCGGATTCAAACACAGGCGCAATTAGATAGCTTCAATAAGTTCGGCTATGACTATTGCAAATGGGTGGCTGAACCAAGCGCGTGTGATGCGTGCAAGGAGATTTCAGAAGGTGGGAGAGCTGGTAGAGGCATTTATCGCGTAGACGATGTGCCAGACATTCCAGCTCACCCCAACTGCCGATGCTCCATTGCGGCATATGCACCAGACGATGAAGCTAACGATGAGTAGGAGGAACTTAACATGCAAGAAAGCAACAGAACTGTAAGCAGCGGCACGGGTTTTTGTGGCCTGCTAACGATCGCATTTATCGTTCTCAAACTGTGCCATGTCATCGACTGGCCATGGCTTTGGGTTGTATCACCAATCTTGATCGGATTTACACTTACGCTGGGCATCTTTTGCATCCTACTGCTGGTTTATGGCGTAATTGCACTTTGTGAGCGCAAAAGCGGGAGGAAACAATGAAGCTACCAGAAAAAGTATTGATTGATGACGTTGAATATACAGTATCAACCGAAAGCTCAGATGAACTTCAAAAAGAAGTACTTTCACCAGACAATATTATTGGTGCCTGCAACTACAACAATCAGACCATTAAAGTATCGGACTCGATTAATGAAGGCAACGTCAAGGTTACATTGCTACACGAGATCATTCACGCCATCTTGTCTGAACGTGGTCTTAATGACCAGTGCGAAGATGAGATGCTTGTGGACAATATGGCACATGCATTACGCATGTTAGCCAAGCAGAACCCTGAGCTGATCAAGGAGGTACTATCATGAAATCAGAAGGTTTGAAAACGCGTGAAAGCATTAAAAAGCGCCTGCTTTATTTGGCAGCAGAGGCTAATAGCATCAAAGATTATCAGCTAGGAGCGCTTATCCTGAATGCATATAACCGATGCGATGACAATGTGACTATCCAGAATGGCAATTTATATGTCAACGGCGAATTGATGATAATCGACAATGCGACACTTGCTAATCATTTGGCAATGTCCTCCACCGGTTACAATAAAGCACCATCTGGTAACGCGTCACATATAAGCACTCTTGAGCTAAGAGATGATGGCCCATATCTTAACGGCAAACGTATTAAAGGACTCATTGATATGAACATCGATTCAAAGGTCGGCGATCTTACCAAAGTGGTCATTAAGCTTGCTGCCAATGTGCATGGTATAGACGACATTGACAAAGGATATTCAATCTAGCCAAAATATGAAACTTATTTGTAAGCCGCAGCTAGCGGCTATTTTTATGCCATCAAGTCCAAGCGTGATCGACTATAAAAGCTCCGGTAAATTAAGACGCAAGCCTGATCCGTCTAAAAAGCTGTGGAAGGAGTTCTTAACATGATTCCCAAGATTTTAATGCCTATGAATTTGCAATTTTTCGCTGAAGATAATCCTCAAGGCGATCCGAAAGATCCAGTCGATCCGCCTAAGCCAAAAGATGGTGATCCGGTAGATCCTCCTGAAGGTAAGAAGCAAGGAGAACCGGCTGACCCTGATCCTGATGGTAAGCACGTCTACAACGATGAAGAGGTCAATGAGATCGTCAAGAAACGCCTTGCTCGTGCCGAGAGGGAAAAGCAAGCTGCCGTTGACGAGGCCGCAAAGCTGGCCAAGATGAATGCCGACCAGAAGAAGGACTATGAGCTAGAAAAGGCTCAAAAAGAGCGAGACGAACTCAAGTCACAGCTTGCCACCTACGAAATGGGCAAACAGGCTCGATCGATGTTTGAGGAAGCCAAGCTGACAGTCACCGAGGACGATTTGCAGCACGTTGTAACGCCAGAGGCAGAATCTACTGAGGCGAATGTAAAGTGGCTCATTGCGCATGATCAGGCAGTGGCTGAAGGTGTTCGTCAAGAGTTGCTTAAGGGCAGCACACCCAAAACGCATGGTTCAAAGGTGGAGACTCCGGGCGCGGCATTTGCCAAACAACGGAATCAGCAGAGCCAAGTTGTTAACGACCCATGGAAACAAAAATAAGGAGGTACTTTTATGTACGCAGGTAAAAAGGTAACCGCATCCGAGATCAACTTCTTGGATAGCGAAAAATTCGTTTCATTCACTCACCAAGCTGATAGTTCGACCACTGGTGTCGCAAATGGTGTATTGCCAGCAGGTTCTATCTATCCAAAGAACGATGCAACGGCAATTGGTGTGACCATCAATGATGTTGACATCAGCGAAGGCCCTCAGCCGGTAGGCGTCATCGTTGAAGGATATGTGAACGCAGCTCGCTTGCCAGTCAAGCCGTCAGCTGATGCTATCACTGCGCTGAAAGAAATCAAATTCAGCCACGTTTCTGACTAAGGAGGATTAACCTATGCCAGCTATTTTAGATTTGTTTAATCAAAAGACGGTACTTGATTACGTTCAAAACCGTCAGTACCCGCAATTACTTGGGGACACCTTGTTCCCTTCGGTTAAGATTGACCAACTGGACTTTGAATACCTGCGTGGCGGTTCTAAGACACCCATCATCGCGTCCGTTTCTGCATTTGACACTGAGGCAGAGATTGGTAGTCGTGAAGCGAGTGTTCAGGGCGCTGAACTTGGCTACATCAAACGCAAGATGCAGCTTAAGGAAAAGGACCTGATCGCATTACGCAATCCGCGCACGCCGGCTGAACAGAACTACCTGACCAGCCTTGTGTACAACGACTTGGATGTGCTGGTTCAAGGCGTCTATGCCCGTGTCGAGAAGATGCGGATGGAGGCACTCGCCACTGGTACAATCAGCATTGACGAGAACAACATGAACTTTGACGTTACTTATAACGTCCCGGCAGAACACCAAGTAACCGCTGCTACTTCTTGGGATGCTGATGGTGCTGATCCGATCAAGGACCTGCAAGACTGGTTTGCATTGCTCGACTACGTGCCAACACGTATCCTGACTTCTTCCAAGGTACAGACTGCCCTGATTCGGAGCAAGGCATTTGCTGACTACTTCAAGACGGCAGGCCTGTTACCTAGTGTTGGCAGTCTCAATGCGGTTATGCAGTCGTTCGGCTTGCCAACCATCGTGACGTATGATGCCAAGTACCGCAAGCAGGGAGCTAACGGTATCTATACCGTTGAACGGTACTTCCCAGAAGACACCTTGGTAGCATTTGGCGATGACCAGCTCGGGCAAACCGTTTATGGTCCTACCCCTGAAGAGTCCCGGCTGATGGCAACTCCGGGTGTTCAACAGGGCACTGTTGGTAATGTGTTCACCACCGTTTACGAGACCACGCAGGACCCAATCGCAACTTGGGAAAAGGCAGCAGCCACTGCACTTCCTAGCTTCCCAGAAGCTGAGAACGTCTTGCAAGCCAAGGTACTGATCCCAAAACCTTAGCGCCGGCCACCGGGATTACGCTTAGTCAGAAAACGGCGTCCCTAAAAGTCGGCGCTACCAAGCAAATTACTGTATCCGCTGATCCTGTGGATGCATCGGACGCAAGTGATGTTGTTAGCGCTGCTAAGTTCGCATCTAGCAACACTGGTGTTGCCACAGTCGCTGCTGATGGGACTATTACAGCGGTAGCAGTTGGTTCTACAACAATCACCGCAACAAGTGGTTCCTTCACTGCAACGGTAGCAGTTACCGTTAGTGCAGCGTAGTAGCTAGTAAACCGTCGCTTATGAAAATCACAGTGCTGCGAAAGCAGGGCGGCGGAAAGGAGGCATAACATGGCTGATGCTAATCCGGTAACACTTGCGGATTTGAAGACGATGATGGAAATCAAAACTGACGCACAAGATGGTGTGCTTAATCTCATCATCAAAAATACCACACAAGCCTTACGATTTAAGCTCGGTTTGCGAACGGATGAGGCCTTCCCTAGTGAGTTGGCCTACATTGCCCTAGAAGTATGCGTCAGACGCTACAACAGGCGTAAGAACGAAGGCATGACGTCTTATGAGCAGGAGGGGCAGTCATTCACGTTCAAGTCTAACGACTTCGATGATTTCGCTGATGACATCAACGACTGGAAAGAAGCCAACGGGAAGAATGCCAAGTCTCTTGGAACCGTTAGCTTCATTTCTGGCTATCCAAAGAGGTGATCATATGCGGTTAGATCATGAGGTTACATTCTGGCTTGATGATGAAGAATATGATCCGCAAACACATCAATACGGTGATGTGAAAAAGGTGGCAACTGCAGTTGCCAGTGTCACCGACATGGGAACAGACAAGAGTGTTCAGCTATTCGGAAACTACGCTCAAAAGGCAAAGGTGATCCGATTAGTTGAGCCAGTCACCGTCAATTGGAGCTATTTAACGATTGATGATGATGCAACACACTACGTTCTCAATACCGCCCGCGTTCCGCTTCAAAACGCTACTTTGATTGTGGGTGAGACGAAATGAGTAAAGCTGGGCTTGGTTATCGTATTCAGCTAAAAGGTATGGACAAACTGGTCGCTGGCCTGCTGAAGCGAGCGAAGATGGACGTTGTCAAGCAAATCGTTAAACAGCAGACAGCACAGTTGCAAACTCGTACTCAGCAAATGACGGGCACCGTGTACGCTCATCCTACTGGTGCTACAAAGCGTGGCATCAAGTTAGCAATTACTGATTCGGGGCTGTCCGGTATCGTAGCGATGACGCAAGAATACAACCCATACACCGAAAATGGAACTCGATTCATGCGGGCACGTCCTGTATTGAAGCCTGCGTTCCTTTATCAAAAGATTCAGTTTATTAATCAGCTTAAACAAGCAGCAAAGTAGGTGATTCAAATCACATCACCAGAGCAAGAGCTCTACGACTACTTCTATGCTTTCTCGCAATCATCTGGGTACAAGACCTACGACCATTTGCCCATGCAGCAGGAGAACGCCCCATATCCCTTCGTCATTGTTGGCGATATTCAAGTTGTTCCTACCGCAACAAAGACGTCACTCAATGGCAATGTGCTAATCACCATCGACATCTGGGGCGACAAAAAACAGCGTTTCACCGTATCTGATATGGCGGAGCGCTTTTTTAGTGCCGCGATTGGGCAAGTGCTAACTGATGATTACCGATTCTATGGACGTGTAGAAGACCAGTCAAAAGAGTTTACACAAGACCAGAGTGTCCCTGACACGGTTCTCAACCGAGCCACGCTGATACTCAATCTCAATATTTTATAGGAGGCCATAATATGGCAAATGAATTAAAAGTGCTAGAAGGCATGGACGTTGTTGCCTTGGCTCGCAAACATAGCGATCAAGCAACGGTTAGCGGCCAAATTATCCCTTGGCAGACTTCGCTGTCCTTTGACCCGTCTGTTGACAGTGATTCCACTGTTACCAAGGACGGCAATGTAGCAACAAGAAGCTCGGCAAGTACCGATCTTGAAGTCGAATTTCTTAATAACACAGCCGCAATTGCAGACGTAATGTACGACTCACTGTTTGACGGCGAATTGCTCGACTTTTGGATTCTCTACCGCAAACGCAAGAACGCTGAAGGTAAGTATCTCGCATGGTATATGCAGGTAACGGTGCAAGAAGATAGCAGCGACAATGATCCTGACGACCACTCTACTCGCGATGTCACATTTTCTGTTAACGGGACGCCTAAACGCGGATGGACAACTCTCGATGACGAAACTCAGGAACAGGTCGATTACGTATTCCTTGGGGTTGGCAAGGTCACTGATACTGACAAGACCGGTGGTGGTGTCCAGTGGGATTCTGATAAAGATCCAGGTACGAGCGTTTCAGGCGAAACAACAACCACCACAACCACGTCAAAATAGCGGCCCCAAGTGGGGTTAGCGTTGGCCCTACATCTGATGGGGCGAATATCAGCGCCCAGTAACCATGTCAATCAGTCGCCCAAGAAAGTCACAGTACGGGTGAAACCCGGGCGGCTTAAAAGAAAGGATTTTAAATCATGCAATTAACCATTAACGGTAAAGAATACGAACTCAACTTTGGTGTCCGCTTTGTTCGCGAAATGGATAAGAATATGGGTGCCGTCATGCATGGCATTAACTTTGGCATGGGTGTTGCAAAGGCACTAGCTGGTCTGAATGCATACGATGCTGCTGTTTTAGCAGACACCATTTATTCAGCTACCGTGACATCTAAGAAACGTCCGTCAGCTAATGAAGTCGATGACTTTATTGACAGCAATTCAGACTTAGACTCTCTATTTAAGCAAGTTGCAAATGAAATGAACAGTGCTAACGCAGTAAAAGCAGTAGCAAAAAACATGAAGGCCTAGATGAGGACGAAAGCGTTCAAAAGAGTAGTGAAGAAACGTATCACGAAATCTTATTAAACGCTTTTGCCTATCTAGGCTTTTCTGATATTCGGAAAATCGAACGCATGACGCTTGTTGAATACGAACTGCGCATGGAAGCTTATCAGCTTAAGCAAGTCGACAGACAGAATGAGATTGCACAACAAGCATGGATGAACCAGCAAGTGCAGGCAACAACTGGTATCAAGAACCCTAAGCCTAAGTTCAAGAAATTTGATGACTTCTTTGACAAGAAAGCAGCTATTGATAACGTGCGATCAAATTATGAGCCCAATTACGAAGTGTCACAGATGAGCACAACAGAACTAAAACAGAATAGAGCACAAGTGTTCGCAAAACGGATGGCCGAATTTCAGCGTTTGAAGCGCGAAGGCAAAATTATTCCGTTATCTGAAAGAAAGGAGGGAGCACATGGCTGACAGTTTTAGTGTTGAAGCAATTTTATCCGCCGTTGACCGCAACTTTTCGGGGACTTTTAATAATATCGCGAGTTCTGCGTCAAAGGTCGGCGATAGCTTTCAAAATTCGACAAAGCCAGCTGGTAATTTTGTATCAACCGTGAGCAAAATTGCTGGAGCCATAGGACTTACCAAAGTTGTAGGGGCTATTGGCGATGGTGTGAGAAGCATGGTAGGAGAACTAGACGAATCAAGCAAAGCTTGGCAGACGTTTGAGAGTAATATGACTTTTCTTGGTAAGACGCCTGCACAGATTTCATCAATTGAAAAGTCGTTACAATCATATGCTCAGGAGACCATTTACAGTTCATCTGACATGGCTTCTGCCTATGCACAGTTTGCATCAGTAGGCGTAAAAGGCGTTGGTCGCCTTGTTAAAGGTATGGGTGGCCTAGCTGCTGCCACTGATAATCCCAAGCAAGCCATGAAGACATTGATGGAACAAGGCACACAAATGGCTGCTAAGCCAATGGTGCAGTGGGCTGATTTTCGTCTAATGCTTGAACAGACTCCAGCAGGCATGGCAGCCGTTGCTAAAGCAATGGGCATGAGCACCAAAGAACTGGTTCAAAATGTTCAAGCCGGCAACGTAAGCACGCAGCAGTTCTTTGATGGCATCGAAAAGGCAGGAAACAGCAAGGCTTTCCAGAAGATGGCCACAAGTTACAAGACAGTCGGTGAGGCAATGGACGGCCTTCAGGAAACACTGGCAAACAAGCTTCAGCCTGCTTGGCAGGCGATGTCTAAAGTCGCTGTCGGAGCTATTAGCAGAATCATTGAAAAAATTAGCGCCATTAATTTTGATTCTGTTATAGCATCAATCGGCAACTTTTTTTCTCCATTTTCGGCATTGATTTTGAACATCAAGACACAACTAAGCAGTTTGGGGAAGGGCGACTCGATGAGCGGGCTCAGTTCCGTTCTCCAAGGAGTAGGGTCCGTTTTACAAACCATTTGGAGCCTAGTTGGTAGCTTAGTCAATGTTGCATTTGTCAATCTAATTAGTATTGCTCAAAAGGTCGGAGATGCTTTTAATTCGGCATTCGGTAATGGGCAAATTTCAGGAATATTTAACGTAATCAAACAAGCTGTTACAGATTTCGGAGTAGCAGCAATGGAAGCGATGACTACTGTTGGAAACTTTATTGCTAATTTACCGTGGAAAGCAATTTTTAACGGTGTTAAGGGCGCTCTAATCGGACTGGTGGCTGTTTTGAAGCCAATCGCAGCTATTGTTAAAGCAGCGTTTGCCAACGACATCGTTAAATCATTTGCTGCGGCGATCCTTGGAGCTGTCGGGGCATTCAAAGTAATGGGATTAGCCATCGGCGGATTTTCAAGCGTTCTCGGTGTTTTTTCTAAAATGATCGGCCCTATTAGAGGCGTTATATCCGTTATCACTAACTTCGGAACTATCGTAAAAACGGCTGGTGGTGTATGGAAAGCGTTTGGATTGATCTTAGGCATGAATCCGTGGGTACTTTTGATTGCTGGGATTGCAGCAGTGGTTGCTGGTCTGGTGTACTTTTTTACCCAAACCAAGACTGGCCAAAAACTATGGTCGGGATTTGTTTCATGGTTACAAGGAGCTTGGCAAGGACTTGTAGGAGTTGCGCAAGCTGTTTGGAATGCTATATCGAGTGCGTTTACATCTGCAATTAGCGGAATTCAGACAGCTTGGGGCGGCATTACAGATTTCTTCAGTAATCTATGGACTGGGATTACGACCACGGCATCAGCTGCTTGGACAGCATTCACAACCACTCTCTCAGCTATCTGGCAAGGTGCTGTTACTGCAGCAACGACAGTTTGGAACGTGCTATCCACATTCTTCACGACTCTGTGGAATGGAATAGTTGCAGTAGCAACTGCTGTATGGTCAACCTTTGGCGGTTCCCTGACGACAATTTGGAATGGGATTGTCCAAATTGCTACCGGTGTTTGGAACATGCTTAAAGCAGTTATTATGGGTCCCATTCTTATTGTCATCGATTTGCTTACTGCAAATTGGACACAGCTAGGCGCTGATCTCCAGCTTATCTGGAACAGCATTGTTTCCGCCGCTGGTCAGATATGGAATGGCCTTGTTACGTATTTCTCCGGTATTTGGAGCCTTATTCAAACCTATGCAATGACTGTTTGGAATACTTTGGTTTCAACTTTAGAGGGGCTTTGGAATGGTGCAGTATCTGCCGCTTCCGCTATTTGGAGTGCGCTTTCGTCATTTTTCAGCGGATTATGGAGCGGCATCGCGTCTACCACTGAGGGCGTATGGAACAGTGTTGTTTCATTCCTATCAGGATTATGGAGCGGAACAGTCAGCACGGCCGAGGGAATTTGGAACGCACTTCCCGGATTCTTTTCCGGATTGTGGAATAGCATTACATCATTCTTTTCATCAGCTTGGAACAACATACAGTCTATTGTGATTGGAGCTGCCACTAGTATTTTTAATGGCGCTAAGGCTGTATGGTCTGGTTTTACTGGCATGGTAAGTGGAATAGTTAATGGCATCAAAGGAGCATTCAATGCGCTTCGTAATTTTAGCTTGGCTGACGCTGGCCGCGCTATCATGGATAGCTTCTTCAATGGCCTCAAAGCGGCTTGGGGGAAGATAACCGATTTTGTTGGCGGAATTGCTTCTTGGATTCGCAAGCATAAAGGCCCAATCAGATACGATGCAAAGCTGCTCATACCTGCTGGTAACGCCATCATGAACGGCTTAAATGCAGGGCTTACTGACAAGTTCTCAGACGTCCAAAGTAATGTTTCTAGCATGGCACAAGCTATTGCTGATAGCGCTGCTGTTACGATGCCGGCAGTGAATACTTCTCCCTTTGATGCATCATTGCAGTCGCTTAATAACAGTGTACAGGGCGCAACCTTGTCTTCAAATCTTGATGTCAACTACACTCGCAAGCAAACGATTGAGGTTCCTCTGTATATTGACGGCCGAGAGGTTGCTCGTGCAACCGCAAACCCAATGCAAACAGAGCTTAATCGTTTGACAAAGGTAAACAATTATCGAAAGGGGCTAGTCTAATTGTACGATTTCAGAGAAACGACACCCTTCACGGGTGCAGATGATAATCAGCTTCCAGCAGAAGCGATGCTAATCGATGGACAATACATTGAGAATCTTGTGCCCGGATATAGGACGCTGCAAGTTGGTGGACGAGAGCTTCTTAAGCAATCTGCTACTAGCAATGTCATAGGCATATCTGATGGGGAAACGCTTGAATACGTTCGAAATCCATCTCGCGAGATAACTGTTGGCTATCAGCTTATTGCTGATGATGATGATGCATTTCGCACCGCCTTCTATAAGCTAAGTGGCATCTTGCACGGTGACACTCATCAGGTTTCGTTCAATGATGACTTGTCTGTGTATTGGAATGCCGTGCTCACAGATGTTGACGATGTTCCTAAAGGCAGAAATGCAATCACATCTTCGTTCACTTTATTTGTCCCCGATGGCGTTGCGCACTCGGTAGCCACGAAGACGTTTGACAACATGCCATACAAGGATATCCCGCTGAACCTTATGGCAGGAACAAGCGCCGACCCAGTATCGGTCACAGGATCTGGCTGGAATATCAAAGAGATCGGATCATACAACAATCCCGTTGTTGGCCAAAAATATGCTGCAACAGTCTTACTTGGGCGGGCTGATTTTGCTGTCAGTTTCCAACTTTGGGCGAATGATATTAATGGCAATCGGATATCACTGGATGGTTTTCCCGTGACCGCACAAATGGGAGCAAATCAGCGCAGAACTATTGTCTGCACATGGCCTGATCCTGGGACGACTGGAGCAGCTCAGATTGAGGTGACACTTGCGTGGGCCTTCCAAAAAACGGATGTTGGCACCTATCAATATCTCAAAGCCAAGTTAGAGGAAGGCACCACTTACTCAACATGGTCGCCTAACCCAGCTGATCCTGAATACTATTCCAACACCATCACGGTTCATAATGGTGGCACTTATCCTGTTGAGCCAGTTATTACGGCAACTATGCACGCTGATAACGGCATGGTTGGGATTGTTAATGATCGCCCCGGTATTCTCCAATTTGGCACGCAAGAAATTGATGGTTTCACCACCGAAGAAAGCGAAGTAGCACTTAATTTGGCAGCCGTGCAAGGCTCACATATGGATAATCAAGCCGCCACAAACAATCCCTATTGGGGTGGTGATCCTAGTATGCCTAATGAACAGATCGGCAATTCGATTTGGACTCATGACGATTATGATGGCTGGAAGGTTGAGCCTAATTGGACCAGTATTACTGGCGACCACAAGTATTGGAACGGTCCTTCAATCAAGCACAATCTTGTCCAGACGCATAACGGTAACTTCAAGAGCAATCTCACATGGGACGTTATGACACGCTTCCAAACTGGGGTAGCACAGGTAGGTGCGCTCGAAACAACGTTAGAGAGTGACGGTAAGCCAATTTTTCAGATGATACTGAAGGATAATAGCGCATTGTCCGATCAGCTTTGGTGGATGTGCTATTACAAAGATCAACTGGTCGTCAATGAACAGCTTGATCGTAGCATTTTCACTAACGAAAAGTTCATTCAGTTGGAATTACAGAAATTTAGTAATTCAGTTGTTTTCCGAGTGTCACCATGGATTGGCAATCAAGGACGAGAGACTACTATTACTCGCCAGTTTACCTTTGCAGACGCTGCCGATGTTGAGACCAAGCAATTCTCAACGTGGTTCATGCGTGACAAGACGTGGGGCGAATCGACCATGTATCTGATTGCGTCCACCGTCAAATGGCAAAACGTTAGCTGGTATACGAATATCAAGAATCGCTTTAGCGATGGTGATGTTCTCAAGATTGATGTGGCGAACGCTAAAACGTACTTGAATGGTTCTCTTGACCCAACCATGCACACGTTAGGTAATCAATGGGAGCAATTTGAACTGCCACCCGGTGATACTGAGATTACTATCACGCCCTCGAGCTGGGCACAGCCATTTGCATGTGAAGTAGAGATAAGGGAGGCCTGGCTATAAATGGAGTATTACTTTGCAGATCGAAAATCAAACATTTTGGGTGTGGGGTCGACTGATGGAAAATGCGAATGGCGAATTGACAACGATATAGAAACACAAAGTGTTGATAATCGTCCTGCGGTCGAGCTTTCTCTTGATATTCACTTCACGACTGATCAGGAACAAGCAGTCAATGAGATGGCTAAAGCAACCAACTTCATCATGTATCAAGATGAAGAAGGCAACGGCCACCAAATGGTGATCGAATCGGTTGAGCATAATTCGCTAGGCCATATTCACTCAATTGTTGCCAGCGATGCGGGTAATGATTTGATTAACGAAACCGTTGGCGCCTTCAAGGCCGACAAACCATATACGATTGCTGAATACATCCTCATGTTTACAAATGATTCTGGCTGGGAGATTGGCGTTAATGAATTTCCTGACAATGTTCGAACGCTTGAGTGGACTGATGAAGCAACTTCACTGGCTCGTATCATTGCGGTCGCAAAAAATTTTGACGCTGTGCTTAGCTTTGGATTTGAGTTTGTTGGAACGAATTTAGTTAAACGTGTCATTAACATCCGACATGAAACGGCCGGTGACAGCTTGATTTCCTTTGAAATGAATAAGGACATCAACAATATCGTCACGCACCTCGATACCTATGACATGGAAACATCGATTAAGGCTTATGGAGCGGTGCCAGAAAGCACGGATGGATCAAATAATCAGGATCCAGTCAACTTGATTGGCTACAACTGGACTGATCCAACGGGACAGTTTGTGCTTGATCAGTACGGGTTCTTGCACGATACCATTGCTGTGCAGAAATATTCACGTTTGTTAAGCAACAGCAACCCTAACCCAACACAGTCTGACTGGAATCGGGTTAAAACGTTTGATTCAAAATCGCAGGCGGCACTTTTGCAAGCGGCTTTGGCAGATTTGAAAAAGTATAACCACCCAAACGAAACGTATGATATTGATTTGGTTAATTCGCCATACGTACCGTTGAATCAAACCGTCCACATTGCCGATGAGAATCAACAGCTATTCCTGTCTGCCAAAGTGTTGAGCATTCAGCGCAGCCGTGCTAACCATTCTGTCAAACTGACTTTGGGTGAGTTTGCTCATGAAACAGTCAGCTTTGACCAACGGCTCAGCGATCTTGCCAATAAGATGGCCAATATGCCCAAGACTATTCAGTTTTATCCATGGCTTCGTTATGCCGATGATGACAAAGGCACTAACATGTCAGCGTTACCTGCTGGTAAGAAGTATATGGCAATCGTTTGGTCAAATAAGACATCCGTTCCAAGTGACAATCCGGCCGACTATGCTGGAAAGTGGGCATTGATTCAGGGCAAAGATGGTGCTGACGGTGTTCCGGGTGCAAAAGGCGCTGATGGCCGTACAAGCTATTTTCACACTGCTTGGGCGAATAGCATCGATGGGAAAACAGGTTTTACAGTATCTGGCGGTGATGGCAAAAAGTACATTGGCACCTATAGCGACTTCACACAGGCCGACAGCACCAATTCGAGTGATTACAATTGGGCACGTTTTAAAGGTGAAGACGGTGATGTTGGGCCAAAAGGTGATCAAGGCTTGCCCGGTGCCAAGGGTGCCGATGGTCGTACTGCCTATGCCCACTTTGCTTACGCAAACAGCCAAGACGGCAAGACCGACTTCTCAACCACTGATTCTAATCGCAAGTACATTGGATTTTACAGCGACTTCACATCTGGCGATAGTACGAATCCAAGCGACTATAACTGGTCACTGATTAAGGGTGCGGACGGTGCTGATGGTAAAGATGGGGTGCCAGGTAAACCGGGTGCCGATGGCAAGACATCATACTTCCATATTGCCTATGCTGACAGTAGTGATGGTAGAACGAACTTTTCGCTCGATACTCCGGGTTCTCGCAAATACATTGGTAGTTATACAGACTTCACGCAAGCAGACAGTACTAATCCGGCTGTTTATAATTGGCAACTAGTGCAGGGACCAAAGGGTGACACAGGTAAAGATGGTGTAGCAGGTAAAGACGGTGTGGGCATTAAGTCCATGCAGATTATGTATGCGCAGAGTACTTCTGGCACCACAGCGCCTGCTACTGGTTGGACTGCACAAGTTCCCACGTTAATCAAGGGACAGTATCTGTGGACACAGACTACTTGGCTGTATACAGATAACACCGGCGAGGCTGGTTACACTATCAGCTACAATGCCAAAGATGGTAACTCAGGTAAAGATGGTATTGCTGGTAAAGACGGAGTAGGTATCAAGTCAACTGTGATTGAGTATGCTGTTTCGTCAAGTGGAATCACTAAGCCAAGCACAGGTTGGTCAGCAAACATTCCAAGCATTGCTCCTGGACAATTCATGTGGACACGGACAACGTGGCTCTATACTGATGGAACGAATGAAGTCGGTTATTCAGTCGCACAAGCCGGTGCTACTGGGCCAAAAGGCGATACTGGTGTTGGTATCCCGGGCCCTAAGGGAGCCGATGGCAAAACTAGCTACTTTCATACAGCCTATGCTAACAGCATTGATGGGAAACAAGGATTTTCAACCACAAATGGCAATGGTAAGTCTTATTTCGGCCAATATGTTGACCAGACCCAAGCTGACAGTACCGACCCGACACGCTACTTGTGGGCATTATTTAAAGGCGCCGATGGGCGCGATGGTAAAGACGGTAGTGACAATGTTCCAGTTGTAACGGTTGGCCCGAGTTATCCTGCTAAACCAAAGGGTGGGGACCAGCACTGGTTAACCGACGAAGACGGAAATCTTGCCGCTTTTGCCATATTTGATACCACAAGTGGTTGGGATTCAAAACCAATTGCAGCCAAAGCATTAAATGTCGAAACCTTTAATGGCATGACTTTTAATGGGGTCACTTTTAACGGATCTACCTTTATCTCATCTTTCAACCACATCCAACCGGATGGTTTTCCAAATACGATCAGTGGGACGACAGAAATTAGTGGTGGCAGCATGGTCACGAATGCAACGCTGGATAGTAATAGCAAGCAAACGTATCAATCTAAAGTTGATCAGTTGGGGTTGGTTAGCAAGTCAATGTACGACGGTAAGGAAGTTAGTTCCGTTGATGCACGCCAAGGCATGCTCACACTAAAATCTTTGTATAATCCATCTGGGCAAGACGTCACACTTGTATCAACGTTTACGGCGGCTGATTCGGTTTTCTATCAGCACATTGATAGTGGCCTTGAAACCAATGACGTTAGAAGTATGAAAATTGGATATTCAAGAAAAGGCCCAAATGTCACCATTGGGATTGCTTTTGAAATGAAAACTGGCAACGGGTGGGTCAAAATTGCCAACATTCGACCAGGATATAGTCCATTTAATAATGATGATGCAGCAAGGTTGCTCGGTAGCATGTCGTATACGGGCGCAGCCTGTCAATTGTATGTTTCAGCGGGTGGAATTTACATCATTCCGTGGCGTAGTCAAGGTGGGTATGCTGGCAGCTTGAGTTTCATTACTCGTGATGCGTATCCGATTAATGATGCGGTGGTGAATTAAGATGAAGATTAAGATTTGGCTAGATGAGCAAAACCGCCTGACCAACTGGGCCTATGAAGCGGAAGATGCCAAAGTAGGATCAACAGAGGACGGTCAACAAATCATAGAGGCAACTGACGTGTCTCAGTTTTTTGAGGGTCACGCATCTCTTGTAGACGGCAAAATCGTTGCCGATGAGGGTTACGATCCGGCTAATGATCATCCACTTCCCGGACCGTCACCTGAACAGCAGATGATTGCCGCACTGTATGCCCGTGTGACAAAGCTTGAGGATGGTGGAAAAAATGAGTGACTTTGAATTTTGTGGCACACTATATTCTTGGGGGTGCCCGATAGAGCAGTACGTGGGGCGGCAAATAACGGAGGACCAATACAAACAAATTACAGGCAGTGACTATGCCGCCAGCAAAAGCTAGCGGCTATTTTTATGGAAGGAAGTATAAAGATGTGGATTTCAAGAGTTGGATAGATATGTTTGTGGAGTTGGGTGGTGGAGCTTTGTTTGGTTGGTTTGCAAGCCAATGGCGCATGCATCGAAAGCATGGAAAGGCAATTGATTCAGGCCTTGTCGGTTTGCTTCATCATGAGGTTTACATGCTGTGTAACCATCATATCGAGGTGGGGTATATCAGCACGGACGACTTGGACGATCTTAATTACCTTTTCCGCAGCTACAAAGCACTGGGCGGTAACGGAACGGGCGAAGCGCTATATAACAAAGTTTTGCAACTTCGGATTAAAAACTGAAAGGAATGTTCAGTATGAAGATTAATTGGAAAGTACGAGTATTAAGCGTCAAATTCTGGCTGGCCATTGTGCCAGCTTCTTTGTTGGTGATTCAAACGGTGGCGGCAGTCTTCGGTTACAACTGGGACTTTGCTAGTTTGGGTAAAGAACTCACTGCAGTGGTCAATGCAGTGTTTGCATTATTGACCATTGTCGGGGTAGCCGTTGATCCAACCACGGAGGGCGTTAGTGATAGTCAGCAGGCGTTAGCTTACCCGGCACTCATTACCACCAAGGCAGCTAAGATCAAGGCGCTAGAGGATAAGATTAAGGCGCTGCAAGGGGAAACGGACAATTCTAAACAGTTATATCCCCATTTTGCTTATGCAGATAGTGCTGATGGCAAGATCGGTTTTTCAACCACGAGTTCTATCGGAAAATCGTATATGGGAGCTTACTTTAGCCATGACGATGAAGATGGTAACGATCCAAGCAAATATGAGTGGGCAAAACTGGTTGGTCCAAGCTATGGAGACTCCGTAGGAGAGGAAGGACCCAAAGGAGAATCCACTACTCAGGCAGCACCATCATCTGTTGCTCCACAGCAATAAGGAGGACACCATGAAATTTAAAACTAAACTAATCACCTTGGTAGTCGCCTTCTTCGCGGCTATTTCTTTTGCCTTGCCATCGCAGGTCAATGCAGCAAAGGGTGATCAGGGACCTGATTGGTCAAAGTATCAGGGAGCAAGTGGACGATACGGCACCGATCAAGATAAGTTCGTCATCGCTCAGATTGGTGGGACTTACGGTGGTACTTACATCGATCAGTGGACGTACGATAGCCAAATTGCCAGTGCAAAGGCGGCAGGAAAACGTGTGCATAGCTACATCTGGTATGGTGTTGGTGCAAGTAGCCAGTTGGGATTAGAAGCACTTGACCGTTATATGCCTCGTATCAAAGCACAG